CAGGTGGATTATTACTAGCAGGATATATTGCATATCAAACATATCAAGCATTGGTATTAGGATCAGTCGTTCAAGCTGCGGCTGTTAGTGCAGGATTTGTGGCAGGAGGGCTTGTTGGCGGCACAGGGGGAGTTACGTTTGCAGAAGCAGCAGCAGTTAATGGAGAAGGTGTATTATCTGTTGCATGGGGAGCTATGAAAGATCTTGGATATTCTATATACAATTCGCTTTTTGGTATAGATGCCGCATCTAAAGTTCTAGCAGTTCCAGGTGCGGTAGCAACAGAAGCATCGGTAACAGGCGCAGTAACAGGCTTAGTCAACGGCGGTTCTTATACAGTTATGGAACTTGCTCCTTTGGCAGAAGGAGGTGGAGCAATAGCATCTAGTGCACAAGTTGTTGAAGTTTGGGGAGGGGTGGCAACAGAAGCTGGACTTGCAACAACAGAAATTGCAGCAGGTTCATCCGCAGTTGCAGCTGTTGTTGTAAGTGGGGGCGAAGCCGCATTAGCTAGTTCAGGATTTGCTGAAGTTTGTTTAGCGTCTGATTATGCAGTTGCAGGATCTGCGGTAAGTGGCGGCGCAGGTATTTTGTCTAGCGCAACAACGTTATTTTATGAAGGTGCAGCAGCAGTTGAAGGTGCCGGTGTAGCGTTAGGGTTAGAACTTGGATCTGTTGGTTTGCTTGCATTTGAAGTAGTTGCTGCAGTTGCGATTGCTTACGTAGCAGTTGAAGTTGTTTCTTGGGTAGATGATACGTTCTTAGGTGGATTCTTCGGTGATCTATTCTCAGATGAACGAATGAAAGAAAATATAAAATTAGAAACGACGTTACCAAATGGATTAAATCTATATTCATTCGAATATAAGAAAGAATTTAAACATATCGCAGGTCAAGGAAGATGGATTGGATTTATGGCAAATGAAGTGGAAGTATTATATCCAAATGCTGTTAAGATTATGCCAAATGGATATAAAGCAGTTAACTATAACTTAGTAGGAATTTAAATGGAAGAACAAGTACAAGAATCGACACGATTATCCGATATACCCGTTTTTGCGGGATCGGAATTACTTGCATTTGGTGTATCTCAAATGCCACCAAATATTGCGATATACACATATGTAAACGGTGTTAATATTTCCCCCTTTACTGGACCAGGAAATGTCGGTGCAGTATTAGGGGACGCTGTAATAACAGATCAACAAGGAAATGCTTCGGGTTGGTTATACATACCAAGTACAGAAGGACAATATAAATTTTTAACAGGTGAAATACGTCTTACGTTTGGTGATAGTCCAAATGGCATAGAAAATTGTAAGTATATTTCAGAATCCATTTTAATGAATCATGGATTAGACCTTGTGGATACTGAACAAGGTGGAACAATTTCTTTAAGAAGAACTGAAAAATTTAGAACAAATCCTGAAGGATCATCTGGAGATGTAAATACTACACAAGCAAGATTAGATCCTTTAGCACAAACTTTTGTTGTAGATCAAACTAGATATCCTCTTGGTCTTTTTATGACAGGAGTTAACCTATACATATATACTAAAGATGATGCTCTTCCACTAGCAGTTGAATTAAGACCAATGAGTAATGGTAAACCTTCGACTACAGAATATTTTAATGGATCCTTTGTGTTAAAACAACCCGCAAGTATAAATGCAGCAGATCCTACAGCAGGAACAACACTAGCTACTGCCTTTATATTTGACCATCCCATATATTTGACGCCTGGAGAATATGCATTTTGCGTAACAACAAAATCCGATAAGTATCAACTATTATCAGCAAAGGCAGGAGATGGTAAAACCGTTAAACAACCTTTTGCAGGCACTCTATTTAAACCACAGAACACAGGCGAATGGGTTGGAGATAATACAGAAGATTTAACCTTTGTTTTAAGAAAAGCAAAATTTGAAACAGGATCTTCTACATTTACAGTACAAACGAAAGCTCTCAATAATTTAGAATTTAATAGATTGCGTTTATTAAGTACTGAAGTTAATTTTGGTGATACTGCAGGTGTCACATATAAAGTACAGACAACGCAAGCGGGTACTGGACTTGCATCGGAATTTAAAGAAGTTGCTGCAGGAGATCTAGCAAAAGTTATAGGAAGACAACGGGCAAGAGAAATCGGCGATATTAAAGTCCAAATTACTATGACTACTAAAAATGCAGACGTCTCTCCTATGTTAGATAAGCAACTTTTAAAAGGGCAAATATTTAATACTAGAATATTGCCTTATTCTGCAGATGTATCAGATACAGAATTAAAACCAAATCATGGAACTGCAAGATCAAGATATATAAGTAAAGTTGTAAGTTTAGATCAAGACTTTGATTCTACGGGGTTAGAAGTTAAGGTAGACGTTAATAGAAAAATTGGTACTGATATAGAAGTTTTTGCAAGAGTATTGAGTAGAAACGACTCTGGTTTTTCTACAGGAATTAAAGGTAGACCATGGACAAGAATACCGTTGGTTGCACCTGCAATAAAATCTTTTGCTGGCGTAAATGAACGATTATTTACTACAGAAACATATAGAGTATTAGAGCCAGGACTGACATATCAAAATACTGCAAATGTTGCAACCAATGCATCCGTTACTGGAACATTTAAAGACTTTTCTCAATATCAAGTCAAAATAGTATTCTATGCAAACGACCCTTCAATATTGCCGAAAATAAAAAATTTAGTAGCAACATCTTTATTATAAAATGAATCAAACTTATGTACCTATAGAAGGCGAATCTGGATTTTCTAAAGATCCTTATAGCCATGCTATTGTAAACACTGATAGACATGCATTAATTGAATATAAACAAAAGAAAAAAATATCATCACAAATTCAGTCAATGCAAGAGGAAATAAATATGTTGAAATCGGAACTTGAAACAATCAAATCACATTTAAAGTTAAGTTAAAGTTATGCCAGCATCAAAAAATCTATCAAACGTAAATGTAGGATCTGTCGCCAATTCTGGAGAAGGAGATCTACTTCGCGATGCCTTTATTAAAGTAAATAATAACATCAATGGTCTTTACTCTGGAGGACAACATTTAGGGTATTCTAACGATTCTAAGTTGGCTCCAGCATTTACTTTTGACGGTGATAGAGATACGGGTATGTATCATCCTGCTCAGGGTCAAATTGGTTTTGCTTTAAATGGAGCTGAAGGATTAACATTAAATGAAGATGGAACAATTAAATGGTTTACTAAACCATTGGCCACTCAAGAATATGTCACTGCTTTACTAACAAATTTTACTGGCGGCATTAGTGCGGCAAATATTAGTGTATCGACAGGCGGCGGAAGCGCAAACGTAACAATAAACGGAATTCCTGTAGTATCTTCCTTGCCCGCGGTTGGCAATCAGTCTGGAAGAATTGTATTTTATGTAGGAGACGTTTGGATATATTCTAGCTATCCAGTAGGTAATGGCATAGGATTGCCCGCAGATGCATCTATTGCAAGAGCGGCAGGTTCAGATTCTCGCTGGGTTAGATTTAGAAGTGATACTGCATTCCAAGTGGGATTAGTAAAACCACAAACCGCACCAGAAGGTACAGTGTTTTATGAAACATCAAACACCAAACCTTACTTGTTTGTGTCGGGACAATGGAGAACCCTTTCAAGTGTAGTTACATCTAGTGCACCATCTGGATTAGAAGTATTATTAACTGTTCCTTTGACAAATGATCCTTCTAATTATTCTGGAAGAACGATTGTTGTTGGCAATTTTGCTTATATCTTTACTAGTGGTTCTTGGAAATTATTAAGTGACTACGTAGGTGGTTCAGGAAGCGGACAACCACCATCCAGTGGAACTCTACCTGCAACAGCAAATGCATACGAATTATATAGAAAAACAGGAACAAATGCAGGATTGTATATCTATAATAGTGGCGTATGGAATACAATACAACAATATACCGCAAACGTAGGTACTGCAAGAATAAAAACAGTAACATCTTTACCTTCAGATGTGTCAGTATATAATCCAGGTGATTTAATTATACTAAGCGGTACAACTTACATATTAAAAGAAGATAAGTCATCTTGGGCATTCTTTACACCGGGTGGCGTAGGTGGTGCAATTACTGGCATTGCTTTAAACGCAGGACAAGTTAGTAATGTGGAGCTTGCTTCAAATTCTGTTATATCTGGAAAGATTGCATCTAATGTTATTTTGGGATTGAATATAATTCCTGAAACTATAACATCTAGAGAAATTGCAAACAGTTCTGTTAGTTCATTTAAACTAGCAGCAAACGCTGTTACTTCTGGCAAAATACAATCTGGTTCTATAACTGATAGAGAAATTGCAAGTAATTCTATAAGTGGTTCTAAAATTACTACAGGAACTATTGGTAGATCACAACTTGCACCCAATATATTTACAGGCGTATCCGTTAGTGCAAACACATTATCAGAAATATCTCAAAATGCTGGCACTATAACAGCGGGTATACTTAGATCCACTGACGGCAGAATGATAATAGATTTGAACAGCAAGTATATTAGAATTGAACTATGACAACTAATGTTTTTTGGGCAGGGACTACTGGAGGAAAAAAGGTAGTATCTATCTTTAATAATCCTACGGGGCAAACAGGCAGTAATTTGCCATTGACAAATCCAACACAATATTTGGATCGTGTTTATTTTGATACTAGATTTGATTATTTAAATATTCTTTGGCAAACAGATTTTGTACAAAGCTTTCCATCGGTTAGTATAAATCCTATAGTATATAGTGAAGGATTTCCTGATGGGTTGGAAACTCCAAATCAAAATACAGTAACATATACAGTTGCTATACATGGGTTTGGTTATATACCTGCAGCAATATTAATAGATTATGATACTCGAGAAATAATTTCATCTACAACATATATACAATCAGTAAATAGTACGTCATATAGAATTGCATCATTATTAATGGATACTCAAAATTTTTACATTAGAGAACGATATTTAGCATATCAAAGTTCATTGCCATCTATAACAAGACGATATACTCTATTAGCATTTAGTAATCAAGCCAACGTACCAGCATTTATAGCATAAAATGGCAAACGTATATCTTTTAAATGTATCGCCCGAAGCAGTTACTCTAGGTAATGTTTTTAGTACTGCGAGAGGATACATATACAAAAATCCAACACAATATTCTGCAACATTAAGTTATGCATTTACTAGTACATTACAAGATTCATCATTGCAGTTATATCAAGAGACAAGTGCAGGAATAACAATCTCAGATTATAGTGCACTTAGTAGAAGAGAGTCACTAGGACCAGATGTTCCTACAGCAGGACCTTTTATTGAAAATTATTCAGTAGACGGTAACCTAGATACAACATCTTTTATTGCTATTTTATTAATAGATAAACCTCCAATTAAAACGGGATATTTTGAATTCTATATAGGTGATATTTCTTTTACAGGATTTATATCTAAGCAAATAAAATATACAAAATATAACTGGGAAAGAATTGGAACAAAATATGGGTATGTTGCAAAAGATGAAGACTTAGGGTATGGTATTGAAATAAGTAAAAATTTACTTTATACTGCAATTCAAGTGGGCGACAAATATGAGTATATCCCAACAGAATTAAATTTATTTCTAAGAAATTTATCTGGGGGAGAAGAAATACGAAGTACATCCACTACTGAGGATCCTAATGATTATATTCAAAGTATACCGGGATTACCAAAAGGTACAAGTGGTTCTCTTCCAGTAAATTTATTTTATATTTCTGCAGCAGACGCATTAAGATATATAGCAAGCTATTCAGATTTAATAGAGTCTTTTGGTACAGATTATGCAAAAGGACAATTAAATTATGTAACCGACCCTAGAGTAATAACATTTAATCCTATTGCTTATTTAAATAAGTATTCTGATATAAGACAACAATATGGTTATGATACTTATGGTGCAACAGAACATTACATTTTATTTGGATATTCTCAAGGTAGAAACATAGATGATAGTAGTACTAGTGATCCTTTAACAGGAGGCCTATATGACGAACGTACAGGGTCTATTGCTCTTGCAAAGAATTTAATAGTTTGGCCACAAGGAGAAACCATTGCTGGCCGCGGATCAGTGTTAACATACAAATATAATACGTCTTCCTTTTTCTTAAACGGAAGTGCAGAAATGACCGGTAATTTAGTTTATCTTGGATTTCAATAATGGGTTTATCTTTAAATAGTTCAAATTTTACAATTACCGATGGGCAAGGTAATACCAAGTTTTCGCTTGATCGAAAAATGCCGCATATTTTGTATAATGTTCCTGGATATATAGGAGTACCTCAAGTATTAGGATTGAATCCTACTGCTGGGTATATAAACAGAACTGAAGAATACGTTCTTGTTAATAATGCCTTAATAAATACTAATGACTATTTTGTTATGCCATTTTATAAGATAAACGGTGGCGTCGCAGACACAGGAAGCTATGTTATAGCAGGGGCAGGATCAACAGTATTTAGGCAAATAATACAACCTAGTACAGGACTATTTTTAGGGTCTTCTATTTTAACCACAGTTGTTGAACCAGGAATTCTAAAATTAGTTATAAAACATAATTTTGATAGACAAGGTTATACTAATATCTCAGGTGATGATATTATTAACATTGCATATAGAGTATATTACGGGAGATTTAAATGATTAATATTATAAGTTTAGCAGTTAACCATGTTGAGGACAATACTGTTGTCACAGCAGAAGAATATGAAGAAAAGAATTCTGTGAAAAGAATGAAAAATAAATTCATTATAACTTTAGCAGGTCAACATAGTTCTTTTGATGATAATTTAGTTAACTTAATAGAAACAGAATTAAGAAATAACGGATACATCTAAAAATGTCATTAACCAAAAATATTTCGTTAACCCAGGGATTAACGTTTACTGATACCATACGGCATTTGGATGCTAATACAAATCCAATATCCCTTGTTGGTTCAGTAATTTACGGACAAATCCAAAGATCTACAACAGGCAATGTCATTGTTGCATTTACGTCAACTATTACTGATATAGGTAATAGCGTAATTCAATATGGATTGACTTCTGGGGTAACTGCAAATATTGATATGGGAAGATATGTCTATTACATAAATTCCATTAATGGTTCAAATGTAGATAGAGTATCGGACGGTATTGTAACAGTAAATCCAGGTGCAGTCCCAGGATCAATAAGTATACAACCAGAAACACCTGCAGCATTTAATCCAATATTTTTATATGTGGGTGCAACAGGAGTTGGATTAACTGGTGCTACAGGTCTTCGAGGTGCTACAGGGTCACAAGGATCAACAGGTTTAACGGGTAACGTCGGTGCTACAGGTAATGTTGGTGCCACAGGATCACAAGGTGTTGCTGGGTTAACAGGTGCAACAGGTCTTCGAGGAGTTGCAGGACCTATAGGATTTACTGGCGAAACAGGCGATATTGGTGCAACAGGTTTAACTGGCGCTACAGGTTTTGGTGCAACAGGAGCCACAGGAACACAAGGCGCTACAGGCATTCGAGGCGCTACCGGATTGACTGGTGCTACAGGTTTTGGTGCAACAGGAGCCACAGGAACACAAGGCGCTACAGGTTCACAAGGAGCCACAGGTTTAACCGGAGATGCTGGCGCAACTGGAGCAAGTGGATTGCGAGGATTTGCTGGTGCTGCGGGAGTTAAAGGTGACAATGGATCAACTGGTGCTACAGGGTTGCAAGGCGCTACGGGCCCACAAGGTCCAATAGGATTAACAGGATTTCTTGGGTCTACCGGTTCAACGGGAGCAACAGGAGCAACAGGACCTTTAGGATCTACAGGAGCAACAGGAGCAGGTGCAACAGGTGCAACAGGCGAAACTGGAGCAACAGGTCTTCGAGGATTTGTAGGTTTAATAGGTGCCACAGGATTAACAGGTGCCACTGGTGCAGATGGGTATGTTGGCAGAGACGGCAATGTTGGTGCAACAGGATTATATGTAACTAGCGCAAATATAAGCGATGGAACATTAAGATTATTTTTAAATAACTCCAATACCATAGTCATAGGAAACGTTGTTGGTGCAACAGGAGCCGCAGGAGCCACAGGAGCAACAGGAATAGGTGCAACAGGTGCTACAGGTATTCAAGGCGCCACAGGACCCGCAGGTAATACTGGTGCTACCGGTATAGGAGCAACAGGCCCCATTGGTGGTACAGGAAATGTCGGTGCTACAGGATTATATGTAACTAGCGCAAATATAATATCTGGAATATTACGATTAACTTTAAATAATTCAAATGTTATAGTTGTTGGCAATGTCGTTGGTGCTACAGGGATAACAGGAAATACTGGATTATCTGGAAATGTAGGTGCAACGGGTGCTACGGGACTAACAGGAGCCACAGGATCACTAGGCGCAACAGGCGCAACAGGAGCAGGTGCTACTGGAGCAACGGGGCCTGCGGGTTCTGTAGGGAATGCATCGAGTATACTAGGTGTAGTTTCTCCTACACTAACAACGGCAAATGTTAGAGAAACATCTGCTAATTTATATTTTACTAATGCTAGAGTATTATCTGCCTTGGCAGATGGAAATATATCATTATATAATCTGACAGTCAATAATCTCCTTTTATCGCTCGAAGGAACAGTTCAAACTAGAAATATATTTGTTACTGGAAATACGCGGGCGTGTGCAATTGTCGCAACTTCTGTAGAAATAGCAAGTGGAAATTTAACAGCAAATGTAAATGAAACTGGAAGTTTAGGTTCAAAGTCTGCTGGGTTTATGGGTATCCCACAAAACGTACAAAATGGAAACTATACATTACGTTTATCAGATTCAGGAAAATTCATTCATAGTTGGGATGCAAATGCAGCATTTACTCAAGTAATAACAATACCTCCACAAGCAAATGTGCCATTTGCTATAGGAACAGCAATAAGTATTGTGGTTCAGGGCTCAGCAAATATTCAGGTAAGACATCCTGGTGTAACTTTATATTTAGCAGGAACTTCCGCCAATCCAAGATCTAATGCAAATATTTCATCGTGGGGATTTGCTTCACTACTAAAGGTTGATACCAATGCATGGTGGATTAGTGGTGTTGGAGTAAGTTAATGGCTGGAATATTTAATGCCTTTATGTCTGTCGTTGCACAACAAGGTAAACGTGTAATACAGTTGTTTATTAACAGCCCGGCATCTGAAGTATATGGATACTTCGAAAGTCAATTAAGGATCGGTTCCTCTTTGCCTGCAGCATATCAACCAAAGGGATTAACAAGAATTAGAGTTGGAACAAATAAGATAGACCCATTGATAAATTTAGGTTCAGTTAATTCTAAAAGAGGATGGGAAGGTGAAATAGGAGATATACGAATAACCAAGGGAATTAGACCAGAATTTGGAGAAACCACTAGCTCGGAAATTCAATTAAATATAGAAACTGGAAACACCGTTGCATTATTTAGAATAGCAAACGTAAATGGAACTTTGGTATGGGGAGATATTATGAGTAATACATATGTATCCCTTACACCTGCAAATGTTTTTTCTGTATCAACATATTCCACATTATTTGGTGGAAATCCTGTTTTAAAAGTTAAAAATATTAATACTGATTATGATATAGGACCGCTTCACGATGGTTTAGTAAATACAACAACTAGTAATATTTGGTGTACCTGGCCAATTACTATAGACTATTGGGCAAGAGCTACTAGTAATACTGCGACAAAACCATTTGTGTTTGATAATCAAGATCTATCCGATCCAAATGGATTGTTTTGGCAACATGCTGCAACCGATGTATACAGGAACCCACCTGAGGCAACTTGGTTGTATACAGGAACAGGTATCTATAATCAAGCTCAGACCAATGCACAAGCAAATGTGTGGACTAAATTTGCAATAATACTAAAATAAAAAAAGGATAAGGTATGGCAATCGTAACATCTAGACAAGGTCTAAAAGAATATTGCTTGCGCAATTTGGGCGCACCTGTCATAGAAATAAATGTAGATGATGACCAAATAGAAGATAGAATAGATGATGCTTTTCAATTCTATAGAGAATATCATTATGATGCAGTAGAAACGGTTTACTTAAAGCATCAAATGACCGCGCAGAATATAGCAAACCAATATATTGAAGTGCCTGATACTGTTGTGGGCGTCCAGAGAATACTACCGTTCTCAAACAAATCTGACGGAACAAATATATTTAGTATTAGATATCAAATTTTAATAAACGATTTATATAGTTTAATGTCCACTAACTTGATATATTATTATCAGGTTAAACAAGAATTGGAATTGATTAATCAAGTATTAGTAGGTGTTAAACCTGTTAGATTTAATAGACATATGAATCGTCTATACATAGATATGGACTGGAGCGGAGATGTAAATGTCGGAGATTACATCATTGTAGAGTGTTATCGAATATTAGATCCGGAAACATACAGAGATGTTTACAATGATATGTTCCTTAAAAGATACTGCACAGCATTGATTAAGAGACAATGGGGTTTGAACTTGAAGAAGTTTGTCGGAGTACAACTTCCTGGAGGAGTAACTCTAAATGCAGATCAGATATATCAAGATGCAATGGATGAAATCTTGAAGATTGAAACAGAAATGCAATTAAGATTCGAATTACCAGTAGATATGTTTACAGGATAATTAGTTATTTTTATTAACCCGGTACATAGCAAATGATAACACCGAGTCAATAGAAAGTCAATAGGAATATGGCAACAGTTAATCATTATTTCCAGTCAGGTAGAACAATAGGGAATTCTAACGAGCAGACGCTCTATGAGGATTTGATTATTGAGTCTATGAGAATTTATGGGTTCGAAGCCTATTACCTTCCACGTAAGATCAGCAATCCCGATAAGATTTTGGGCGAAGATCCATATAACAGTTATGAGAATGCGTTTCCAATCGAAATGTATATGGAAAACGTAACAGGCTATGCTGGCGAGGACGAATTAATTACAAAGTTTGGTTTGGATATTCGAGATTCGGCAACCTTTATTGTCGCAAGAAGAAGATGGTTAGAGACTGTGGGTAGTACTAATACCTCAGTTCTATCAACAAGACCAGCTGAAGGTGATATAATTTATATGCCTTTAACTCAATCCTTATTCGAAATACGCAAAGTCGATAGTCAAACTCCGTTTTTTCAAGTAGGCAAATTGTTTGTATATAGAATGAGTTGCGAATTACTACAATATTCTAGTGAAGTCTTTAATACGGGTGTAGATGAAATAGATAGTTTGTTTGGACAATTCACGCAATCCGCGGATAAATTTGAAATGGTTTTGGAAAACGGAGGCACATTAGTGTCAGAGGCAAATGCACTTACTCCTATAGTAAACGAAGACTATATCATAGATAATAATCCCGGCAATGCGGATAATGATACCTTTGCTGCAGAAGCAGATAACATATTGGATTTTTCTGAAAGAAATCCTTTCGGAGATGTAGGTAGATAATGTTAGACCAAAGATTTTACTGGGGCACTATTAGAAAAGCAATTGTTGCTTTTGGAAGTATGTTCAATAATATAACTATTGAACGTAAAGACGCTGACGGCAATGTAGTACAAATACAAAAGGTGCCGTTAGCATACTCTCCTAAACAAAAATTCTTAACTAAAATACGACAACAACCAAACGTTGATACACAAAACGTACAGATTGTTCTTCCTCGTATGGGATTTGAGATGATTTCTTTGGACTATGATCCTAATAGAAAAATTGCACCTATACAACAATCTAGAACAATTAATAGTGGTACATCTGCTAATTCTCAATATGCCCCTACTCCGTATAATATAAGCATCTTACTTTTCATCTATGCAAAGAATCAAGATGACGGTTTGCAAATTATAGAACAAATACTTCCATACTTTAATCCAGATTATAATTTAACTATCAAGGCAGTACCCGAGTTAAATATAAGAAATGATATGCCTATTATTTTAAGTACAATAGGATTTGAGGATGACTATGAAGGCGATCTAACAACTAGAAGATCCATAATGTGGACATTGAGTTTTACTATTAAACTTAATTTTTATGGCCCTGTTACTAAGGGCAGTATTATTAGAAAAGTTACCGCAACTACATTTAATGATCCTTCTCTGACACAGCAACGACAAATTGCTACAATTCAAACAAATCCTCTGTTGGCAAATACCACGGACACGTTTGGTTATTTAGAAAACTTTGAAGACTTTTAAAATGAAAAATATACAAAATCTCAATGATATCTTTGATCTTAATGATGTCCCTGAACCTGGAAATTTACCTTCGATTCCTGAAAACCTAAACAACAATAAAGAAGAAGACCAGGAAGACGATTATCAACTAGCAAGACAAACTATGAGAAAGCTGTTGATGAAGGGTGAAAGTACATTAGATGAATTAATTGAATTGTCTAAAAATTCAGAACATCCAAGAACATATGAAGTTGCTGGGCAGTTTATGAAAACAATGTCGGATGTATCCAAAGATTTATTGAACCTACAAAAACAAGTTAAAGATTTAAAAGCAGATGAGCCTCAGCAAAAAATTGGGACTCAAAATAATGTGGTGTTTGCGGGGTCAACTGCAGAACTATTTAAAGCGTTAAAACAAAATAAAGATAACGGTAATATAATTGAGCAATAAACCAACATCATATAACGGCAATCCCAATCTAAAACAGATTGGGACTGTCATATCGTACACCACAGAACAAGTTAAAGAAATTATAAAGTGTACACAGAATCCAATTTACTTCATTGAAAATTATTGCCAAATTGTTTCTTTGGATAAAGGTTTAGTGCCGTTCAAATTATATGATTGCCAAAAAGAAAAAGTACATACTATTCTAAATAATCGTAAAGTGATTCTAATGGAAGGTCGCCAACAGGGCAAGACTATTACATCTGCAGCATGTATTCTATGGTATACGTTATTTCAGGAAAATAAAACAGTTGCTATTCTGGCGAACAAATCTTCAGCGGCTCGCGAGGTTTTATCTCGTTATGAACTGATGTATGAAATGCTTCCTATATGGATGCAACAAGGTGTTAAGACATTTAACAAAGGTGACATTGAATTAGAAAATGGATCCAAAGTATTTACAGCAGCGACAAGTTCTTCAGGTATTCGAGGTAAATCTGTAAATTGGTTATACATTGACGAAGCAGCAATTATTCCAAACAATGTTGCAGAGGATTTCTTTACATCTGTTTACCCAACAATTTCTGCGGGTCAGACAACAAAGATTCTGCTGACATCTACTCCACTAGGATATAATCATTTCTGGAAATTCTGGAATGAAGCGGAACAGGGATTAAACGGATTTGTTCCTATGTTTATTCCTTATAACAGAATACCGGGTAGAGATGATAAGTGGGCTGAAGAACAAAGGGCAATGCTCGGCGAACTTAAGTTCAATCAAGAGGTTTTATGTAACTTCTTAGGATCTTCTAATACACTTATCAATCCTGATACTATTAGTAAAATGTCGGTTAAACCCTATGTATATAGTAAAGACGGTTTGGACGTATTTGTCGAACCTGAAGAAGATCATGTTTATATGTTAGTTGCTGATACCTCGAGAGGCGTCGGTGGAGATTACTCAGCGTTTACGGTTTTAGATATCACATCATATCCATATTCCGTAGTTGCAAAGTATAGAAGTAACAAGATAAGTCCGTTGTTATTTCCAAACATAATTTATAAAGTTGCAAAAGATTATCACAAAGCATATTGTCTAATAGAGATAAATGACAACGGTCAGCAAGTAGCAGATACTTTGTATATGGATTTAGAATATGAAAACGTATTCTTTGTTGGAAGTAATAGTAAATCTGGACAGTATCTTTCTGGAGGATTTAGTAATGGCGCCACACTTGGCGTTAGAACGACAAAACAAGTAAAACGATTGGGTTGCACATCATTCAAGAGTTTGGTTGAAGGTACGAAACTACTAATTCACGACCCAGATATTATTAATGAAATATCGACATTTATTGAGGTCCGAGGAACTCATAAGGCAGACGAGGGATACCAGGACGATTTGGTTATGTGCTTAGTCCTATTTTCGTGGGCTACTAACGAATCATTCTTCAAGGACTTAACTGACAGTAATCTCAGAAAAGCTCTATATGAAGATCAAATGAAACAAATTGAAGAAAATCTTACACCGTTTGGTATTGTTGATACTGGAATACCAGAACAATTCCAACCAGAGGTTATGTCAGATGGAATTTGGTTTGCCGCCAATTCAAAATCTCCGAATGAAATTCAAGAGTTACAAAGAAAATGGCTCGAAAATGTCTAAATGCTGATAATTATAAATAAATAGAAAATCATATTATAGAGCTATCTATAAAATTATCAAGGAGAAGAAGATGGCATTTCAGCTTTCACCAGGCGTACAAGTTACCGAAATTGACAACACCGCGGGTGTGCCTTCGGTAGCAACTACCGCAGGGGCATTTTCGGGAGCCTTTCAATGGGGACCGGTCGAAGAAGTTACGACTGTGGATACAGAGAGAAGTCTTGTAGAAAAATTTGGAAACCCCGACGACACAACTGCAGGATATTTCTTTACTGCAGCAAACTTTTTGTCATATGGAAACAATTTAAAATTAGTTCGCGTAGTAGATAAAGCCATAGCTAGAAATGCGGTTTCTGCTCCATCCGGTACCGTTACAGGAGTAACATTATCAACTAATCCCGCAAGCTTTATTAATCAAAACGATATAACAGTTACATTCTCTACACCAGATTCTGGTGGTACTAGAGCAACAGGTAATGCAATATTATCCTCTACTGGCACTTTGTCAGGTATTAATATGGTATTAAGAGGATACGGTTATGCTACACCACCGACAATTTCATTTAGTGGTGGTGGCGGTTCTGGCGCTGCAGCAACTGCTGTTTTAGGCGCAGGCGAAATTGTAGATATAGTTGTACAAGATTCGGGTAACAACTATAGCAGCGCATCTAATATTGTAATACAAAATCAACAATCTACAGGAGCATCTGCTAGATTAAACATTCATTACAAATTAACTGGATTGCAAATTAATAGTGCAGGTAATGTTTCTGGTAATGCAAATGTTGTATTTTCTGGAAACCTTGTAGCTGGCGGAAATCACGCAACAGCTACAATTATTAGATCAAATACATCTGTTGTAGGATTTGCTATAACATCTATGGGTAATGGATATATTGGCGCACCTAACGTAACAATTAGTGGACCAAATGTAAATGTTGCACCTAGCGTTGTTGCAAATGTTGGTTACGGACTTGTAGATACAATTACCGTAGTAAATGGTGCTCAAGGTAGTTATGGTTACACTCCAAATATTACTATTAATAAGAATAGCACTCTTGGTGGAACTCTTGCTACAGCAACTGTTCGTATTGAAGCATTAATTTCTCAAATTACATTAGATAGTGCAGGTTCAGGATGGACAAGTACTCCTAACGTAATTATTACCCCAGCTACACAAGATCGTCCATATGTAAGTAATGCGTTAGCAATTGCTTCTGTTGGATATACTATAAATCGTATTAATATTATAAATGGTGGAAGTCAATATTCTTCTGCTCCTACAGTAACAATTATAGATTCTTCTAATATTGTTGCACAGGGTAATGTTATTATTAACAGAGCAGCGTTGTTGATTGAAAATGAAGACGTATATAACAACGAATTTGCGTCTGGTGGATTTGGATATGGTTCATTTGCTGCAAAATATCCTGGTACATTAGGAAATTCTATTAAGGTATCCTTTGCAGATAATGATTCATTCTCAGGATGGCAATATGCTTCTCAGTTTGACGCAGCGCCAAACACATCTTCGTATGTTTCTGGAAGAGGCGGCAGTTCAGATGAATTACACGTAATTGTTGTTGACAACGATGGTAAGATTTCTGGAACTAGAAACTCAATCTTAGAAAAATTCTCATTTGTATCTAAAGCATCGGATTCTAAGAATTCTGACAATTCTACAAATTACTACAAAAATGTAATTAACAATCAATCTAAATATATTAAATGGATTGACCATCCTGCTCAAGGAACAAATTGGGGCGGACAAAGCACAACAGCATTCGTAGAGTTGACTGCAAATGTTACTACGACATTGTCTGGCGGTGTAGACGGCGCGTCAGTTTCTGCTGCAAACGTACAGGCAGGATATGAATTGTTTAGCAATGACGAATTGTATGATGTAAGTTTAATCCCAATGGGACCAACTACAAATATCGGTGTCGTTAATACTGTTATTGGTATCGCAGAATCTAGAAGAGATTGCATAGTATTTGCTTCTCCTCAATATACAGATGTTGTTAATACTACAAACGCTGCAACAAATGTTGTTAATTACAGAAATCAATTAACAAGTTCATCTTTTGCTGTTCTAGACTCTGGTTGGAAATATCAATATGATCGCTACAATGACAAGTATCGCTATGTTCCATTGAATGGCGACATTGCTGGTCTTGCAGCGAGAACAGATTATATCGCTGATCCTTGGTTCTCACCTGCAGGATATAACAGAGGCGTAATTAAAAATGTTGTTAAATTGGCATATTCTCCATCTAAGACAGATAGAGACAATTTATACAAAGCAGGTATTAATCCTGTAGTTACATTCCCAGGACAAGGAACATTGTTGTTTGGAGATAAAACACTATTGTCAAGACCAAGTGCATTTGATCGTATAAATGTACGTAGATTGTTTATAGTGTTGGAAAAATCTATTTCAACAGCATCAAAATTCCAGTTGTTTGAATTCAACGATCCATTTACAAGAGCTCAATTTAAGAATCTTGTAGAACCATTCTTAAGAGATGTTCAAGGTCGTCGAGGCATTACAGACTTTAGAGTAGTGTGTGATGAAACAAACAACACTGCAGATATCGTAGATCGCAATGAATTCGTTGCAGACATTTACATCAAACCTGCAAGAGCAATCAACTTTATCCAGTTGAATTTTGTAGCTACAAGAACAGGCGTTTCCTTCGAAGAAGTCGGCGCTTAATAGGAGTATAGAAAAATGGCAATACCATTTAATGTAGAAAGATTTAAATCCGAACTTACCAATGGTGGGGCACGTCCCAATCAGTTTGCTGTTCAATTGACATTCCCAAACTATGTCTCATCTAGAGCAGCAGCTGTAACAAAATCTCCATTTTTAGTTACTGTTGCAGAATTGCCAGGGCAATCCTTAGGGGTTACCCCAGTATACTACCGCGGTAGATTAATTAAAATGGCAGGTGACAGAGAATTTGCTCCATTCCAAATAACAGTCCTAAACGATTCTGGATTTACTATTAGATCCGCTATCGAACAATGGATGAATGGTATAGAGAACATGGCTAATAAGACAGGTGCTTTACAACCAGCTCAATATCAAACAGATATGTTTGTTTCTCAATTAGACCGCAACGGTGCGGTGTTGAAACAATATAAATTATTGGGAGCATTCCCAGTTGACCTTGGTGCAGTTGGATTAGATTTTGGATCTAACGATCAATTATCAACATTCTCAGTTACATTCCAATATCAAACTTTTGAATTTACGAATAATCCTGCAGCACAATTAATTGATTCATTGACAACTCTTGCTTAATTCTTATAGGTGATTTAAATTATGGCGATTAAACTATTTGGTTTTACCATTGGTAAAGATGAGGACTTAGAAATAGACAGAAAGCTACAAGGCTTTGCTACTCCTGTTTCTGACGACGGCGCATCCACGGTTCAGGCCGGTGGATATTTTGGTACATATGTTGATTTAGATGCTACAGCAAAATCTGAATATGAGTTAATTACTAGATACAGAGAAGCAGCATTATATTCTGACGCTTCCGCGGCAGTAGATGAAATTATAACTGAAGCAATTGCTGCATTAGATGACGAACCTTCGGTAGAAATTAATTTAGATAAACTAGATATACCGAACGATATTAAAGATACTATTGTATCAGAATTTGATAAAATTTATAGATTAATTAATTTTGATGATAAAGGATTAGATTATTTTAGACGTTGGTATATAGATGGTAGATTCTATATGCAAAAAATTATAGATACCTCTAATCCAAAAAGAGGTATTTTAGAAACGCTAATAATTGATCCGAGAAAAATTAAAAAAATTCGCGAGGTTAAAAAAGAAAAAGATAAGACTACTGGTGTAGAAATTATCAAATCTTCAGAAGAATACTTTCTATATAATGAAAAAGGTATTACTTATAATCCGGGATATACTTCGACTACTGCTAATTCGGGTCAGGGTATAAAAATTTCATTAGATGCAATAACCTTTGTTCCGTCCGGTTTGATGGATTTAGATAAAAATGTAGTGTTAGGACATTTACACAAGGCAATTAAGCCAGTAAATCAACTGAAGATGATGGAAGATGCTTTAGTGATTTATAGATTAGCAAGAGCGCCTGAGAGAAGAATATTTTATATTGATGTTGGAAATTTACCAAAGATAAAAGCTGAACAATATTTAAAAGATATTATGGCTCGTTATCGTAACAAGATTGTGTACGATTCCAGCACAGGCGAAATTAGAGACGATCGTAAAATGATGTCGATGCTTGAAGATTTCTGGTTACCTCGCAGAGAAGGTGGTAGAGGAACAGAAATTACTACGTTGCCGGGTGGAGAAAATCTCGGACAAATTGAGGACATTAATTACTTTCAGACTAAGTTATATCAGGCATTAAATGTTCCTGTATCAAGAATGCAGCCTCAAACTGGCATTTCTTTTGGTAGAGCAACAGAGATAACTAGAGATGAATTAAAATTTGCTAAGTTTGTTGGCAGACTTAGAAAGAAATTTAATGAGCTATTTCAAGATCTGTTAAAAACACAGTTGTTGTTAAAGGGTGTTGTTACAGAAAAAGATTGGAATCAAATTAAAGATGATATCCAATATAGATATGCTCAGGACCAGTATTTTGAAGAAATGAAAAATGCTGAGAATTTACGTAATAGAATAGATTTATTGACGCAACTGCAACCTTTTGTAGGCGCATATTTTAGTCAGAACTACATCAAGAAAAATGTCTTGCGTATGTCTGATTATGATATACAGGATATGGATGCTCAGATTAAAGCTGAACCACCTCCTCCACAAATAGGTATGCCTGGTATGCCTCCTGGTCAATTACCACCGGGACAAGATCAGCAACAGCCGTCTCAGTAATCTATAAATAAATAATGCTAGCAAAGGAAACAAAAATGGAATCTACAGCAATACAACAAATGGTTGATAATATTATATCAAATCGTCAAGCAGATGCTTTACAAAATTTTAACGATGCGATTTCTGTTAAATTATCTGACGCATTAGATACAAAGAAAATAGAAATAGCATCATCTATCGGCAAAACGGAAGTTATCGAAGATGAAACAGTTTAATCAACTTAGAGAAGAAACTTTAGAAGAAAAATTAAAGGCGTCTGATCCTGCCGGAACATACATACACGATTTCGTGCATTCAGACAATCCTAAGTTTGCAGGCAAATCCAAAAAGAAACGAATTCAAATGGCGTTGGCTGCATCTTATGCTGCTAAAGGCAAATCTAGAAATGAAGAAGTTGAATCTGTTGAAGAAGGCGCAATGGGCGATATGGTAAGTAGTGTAGTTGATACTGCAAAAAAAGTTGCAGGTAAAGTTGGTAAAGCTTTAACCGGTGGTTCAGATGAAGACCAATTAAAAGCTTTGCAAAAAAGAATGGGCGTTCCGCAAACAGGTAAGAAACCTACAACCGAAGAAGTAGAACAAGTAGATGAAATTAATATGGCAACACATATTAAACGTCAAGCAACTAGATTTAAAGTTAAAGCTGGTGGCATAAAACCTATGAAACCTACAATGTAAGAGTTACAAATGGCCATACTAAAAACAACACTTCAAAATGTAAGACAGCAAAGCGTTATTAAGTTAATTAATGATGCGGGAGCTGCACAAGCTAATATAACTTTATTAGAATTGAAAAAATCTGACGAAACATTGGATCAAGCAAATAGCGAAGTTAATATACAAACAGTAATTTTTTCCGCATCTGATTCTGGGCTAGGTCCTATTGTTATTGCAAGAGGGCCCAATTCATTTGCCTCAGCAAATGTAATGTATTTGCATGGTCAAGGTAGTATGGAATTAGATCAAGGCGCAGGTTTTCACGATCAATCTAATGCAAGCGCTAATATTACTGTTCTTATGCCACCATATTCTATGCTTTATTTAGTATTAGGAAAATCCGCAGGATTTATAGAGCCTAATCAACAAATAGCACCAAGATAAACAGGAAGACGTATGAAGTTAATTAAAGAAGTTGCTCAGGATTTAAATTATCTTGTAGAGTCAAAAGAAGGCGGCGGTAAAAATGTTTTTATCGAAGGCATCTTTGCGCAAGCAGAAACACCTAATAGAAACAAGCGTTCATATGGTCAAGGTATTATGGAACGCGAAGTTAATAACTATCAAAAGTTAATAGGCGAAAAGCGTTCGCTTGGAGAGCTTGGCCATCCGGAGAATCCTTCTATCAACCTCCATCAGGTTTCCCACCTAATAACTAGCCTTAGAATGGAAGGTAAAGATGTTATTGGTAGAGCAAAAATATTAGAAACTCCAATGGGAGTTATTGCAAAGAATTTAATAGAAAATGAAGTTCGTTTGGGCGTATCCACAAGAGGGTTAGGATCGCTTAAAATGAACTCCGAAGGTATCAATGAGGTGCAGGATGATTTCTATCTTGCAACTGTTGACATCGTTGCTGATCCTTCTGCCCCAGACGCCTTTGTGCAAGGAATTATGGAAAATGCAGAATGGATTCTAGATAACGGTATCTGGAAAGCAATGGACGTTGAGATTGCACAAAGACAAATTAAGAAGACTTCAGCTAAGGATTTAGACGAAGTTAAGTTACAGATTTTTGAAAAATTTATTAATCAATTGTCTAGGTAACTAGAATTATAAATATTGATTGAGAATATTCATACATTTAGGAGACACTAATGTCAGTAGAAAGTAAAGTTAAGGAATTGCTAGAGCGTGTAAATGTTAAAGCTTCTTTACAAGAAGACCTAGGCCAACCGCGCCAGGGTGATTCCAAAGATGCCCCACACGCAGGACCTCAAGTTCCAACTAGCGGAAAAGATTCCACAATTAGCCCTGCCAACTCTGGCGATAGTTCGTCACCAAAGCAAGGCGATTCCAAAGAAGCAAGTTTTGAGACTCGCGAAGAAAAAGACGAAAACCAAGGCGCAAAGGTTTCAGGCGGAATATCTAAAAATGATATCCAAATGAAAGCTCCCGTTGGTCAAGCTCCAAACTTCACAACAACAAAAGATCTATCTCAGATCCCTCAGAATACTGGAGTTGTATTCCAAGAAGGTACTGAGAAAAACGAAGAAGTTATTTCTGAAGAAGACTTAACTCAAGACGAGGAAGAAACATTGGTAGAACCAATTGACTTGTCTCCAATCTTCGGTGAAGAATTATCTGAAGAATTCAGAGAAAAAGCAACATCCATTTTTGAGGCAGCAGTTATTGCTCGCGTAAACAATGAAATGGAAAAAGTTGCTGCTTCATTAGAAGAAAGATATGCTGAAGAATTTGTAGCATATAAAGAAAGTATTGTAGAAAAAGTTGATGCTTATATGAATTATGTAGTTGAGAACTACATTGAAGAAAATAAATTGGCGATTGAAAATGGTCTTCGCACTGAGATTGCAGAAGATTTCATGTCAGGTCTAAAGGCGCTCTTCAAAGAACATTACGTTGAAGTGCCTGAAGAAAAATATGATGTACTAGGTGAATTACAAGCTAAGGTAACAGAGTTGGAAGAAAGCCTAAATGGCCATGTGGAAGACAATGTTAGCTTAAATGCTGAAGTAACAGATCTAAAGCGTAAACTTATCATTAAAGAAATGGCAAAAGATCTAGCAGATACTGAAGCAAGCAAACTAACAAAACTTTTAGAAGGTGTGGATTTTGATAACGAAGAAATCTACAAAGAAAAAGTTGCTGTTATTAAGGAAAATTATTTCCCCCGCGAAGATGCAGTTAAAAAGGCAGCTCCTCAGGCATTAACAGAAGACACAGGGACACAGGCAAACTTTACTGAAGGCAACGATGTTGTTTCAGCGTATGCAAGCGCCTTAACAAGAACAATCAAAAGACAATAACTTATAAATAAAATAAGTCATTTAAAAAGTCACAACAAGGAGACAGAAAATGTTTTTATCGGAAAATATCCAACAGAAATGGAGTGCGATTCTTGACCACCCAGATCTTCCTCAAATCAAAGACAATTACAAGCGTCAAGTAACTGCTGTATTGTTAGAGAACCAAGAAAAGTCTTTACGTGAAGAGCGTCAAGCACTTTTCGAAACAGCACCTACAAACAATATTAGCGCAACAGCTGGTATTGATAAGTATGATCCTATTATGATTGGTCTAGTACGTCGTGCTATGCCTAATCTAATGGCATATGATATTTGCGGTGTACAACCAATGACTGGCCCAACAGGCTTGATCTTCGCAATGAGATCTATGTATGGTTCAGAGCGTAATAACACAACGACAAGAAAAGAAGCATTGTTCAACGAAGCAAATACTTCTTTCTCTAGCTCATTCACTAACGCTGAAGGTAACAACCCAGTATTTGGTACATACAATACTGCGAATGCTACAAACACAGGCGCAATGGAAGGTCAAGATTCATTCAGCGAAATGAGCTTCTCTATCGACAAGACAACAGTTACTGCTAAGTCAAGAGCATTGAAAGCAGAATATACTGTTGAATTGGCACAAGACTTGAAAGCAATTCACGGTCTTGACGCAGAAGCAGAATTGTCAAACATCTTGTCACAAGAATTCATGTTTGAAATCAATCGTGAAATCGTTAGAACAATTTATAAAGTTGCAAAGACTGGTTCTCCAGCAACAGCAACAGCAGGTACATTTGACTTAGACATTGACTCTAATGGACGTTGGTCTGTTGAGCGTTTCAAAGGTCTATTGTTCAACATTGAACGCGATGCTAACCACATTGCACAAGACACTCGTAGAGGAAAAGGTAACTTCATCGTTTGTTCTGCAGACGTTGCAAGTGCATTAGCTATGTCTGGTGTTCTAGACTATACTCCAGCTCTATCGACAAATCTAAATGTTGACGATACAGGCAACACATTCGCAGGTGTATTGAACGGTCGTTTCCGTGTTTACATTGATCCGTATTCTGCAAACCTAGGAGCTGCTAATCAGTTCTATATGGTTGGTTATAAGGGTTCTTCTCCTTATGATGCAGGTATGTTCTACTGCCCATATGTTCCTCTACAAATGGTTCGTGCAATCGATCCTAACAGCTTCCAGCCAAAGATTGGCTTCAAGACACGTTATGGTTTAATTGCTAACCCATATGTTACACCTTCAGACAGCTCTTCAGCAGCAGACGCAGACACATTTACAGCAGGTCGCAACCAATACTATCGCAAGACTAAAGTATTGAACCTAATGTAATCAAGTAGCCGACAAAGATCGGAATTTAAAGGGGGAAGTAATTCCCCCTTTTTTACTCTTTGCACAGGCTATAAATACATAGTAGGAGATAGAGATGGCATATACAGCAAACATAGATGTAATTAAACAGAGTTATATAAATTCATTACCAACAACGTATGATTTCTTAAGACCAAATGCATTTAAGTTTGGTATTAAAGATTTGCCAAAAACATCTTTTACTTGTCAGTCCGCAAACATTCCGGACTTGCAGTTAGGATTCGCAACACAACCTTCTCCTTTTTCGGACATTCCGGTAATAGGAGATAAAGTTAATTTTGGTGAGTTTACTATTAGATTTCTTATTGCTGAAGATATGTCGAATTATATAGAATTGTATCGTTGGTTAATTGCCCTTGGGTTTCCAGAATCATATGATCAATTTTCGGCATTCACTCAAGATAGGCCTAGTAGATTTCCGTTTGTTACTAAACCTAGCGGAAAAGAAGAAGTTTTGGCATACTCGGATGGAGTATTGACCATTCTCGACTCGACAAACAACCCTAAAGTAAATATAATATTTAAAAACCTGTTCCCTATATCATTGCAAGCTCTTGATTTTGATATAGCATCAGCAACCGTAGAATATTTTACCGCGATAGCATCGTTCAAATATACTATTTTCGAAGTAGAACCTTTATAATATAACTTGGAGTTATTATGGAAAAAAAGAAATTAAATAAAGTAACACCTATGGCTTTGCCGGCTGTGCCGAAATTGCCAACCGCGGGTGCGACTCCACCTCAGCCTGGACAAGGCGAAAACAGATTAGAAGTAAAACTAGACGATCTTCGCAAAGAGCGTATTTTTATTGCTACACCTTGTTACGGTGGACAATTAACAGAAGCGTATTTCCGCTCAACAATTCGTTTGCTTACATTCTGTAATCAACATCAAATTCCTGTAGCATTCGGAACGATTGCTAATGAATCCCTTGTAA